AAAAGTACAAAAGCACCGATGATCCCAACGAATCTTTTTGAGGACATTTCTCCTTTGTCACCCGTGAAAATTTCCATTAATTTTTTCATAAATCTTTGCTTTCTAATAGTGTGTATGTGAATGAATTGCCGTGCAAGGTGGCAGCCTTCTTAACTAAACCCATAAACTCATCGAAATCTGCTGACTTTTTGAACACCTGACAACCCTCACTCCAATTCTCAACATAGGTTGAATCAGCACCAGCCTTGTGGATGTTGATTCCGTAGATACCTTCTGTGATCAACTTGGTGTCGTAGGTCATATCCTTGTTTGCATCTCTGTAAACCTTCACTGGTTTGGCTTGTTTCAATGCTTCGTATTTGCCTTGATGCAAACCTATGGCGTGTGAACCACGATATTGTCCGGGAACAAGACGAGCAACGCCTTGAGCATTGTGAAATTCCTTCACTCCCTTTGTGCCAGGATCAGTTGTCGCAGCCCATTTCTTAAAATGCCACACATCACCGATTTTGTAACTGATGGTTAACAAGTCATCAAAGACATTTGTCACTTTGCTTCCAGTATCCGAATTGCGAATGCCAATGATGTTCAAGTTGTAATCACCATTTTCAAAAAAGGCATATCCTTTCGCCTTCATTGCTACTTTAATTTTGTCTATCATTTGCCTTGTCCTTTATATGGTTTTGAACTCTTATGCTTGTTCTTGTGCTTGGTATGTCTGCCCAATTTGTTTTTGGGTTTCACACGGAATGATGTGATGTTTACTTTTGTTGCCATAAGTACATTCTAAAATAGTCAAACTCTTCTTTTCCACCTTCGGAAAGATAGTTCAAATACGCATCATAGATCTTCCCTTTGAACTCAATTGGTGTGGTTGTGGTATCTAATCCAGCACCTACCATCTTCACGGCATACACCTCCATTTGGTCTTGAACAACTTGCATCTGTTGAACCACGGATTCGGCTTTCTTTTCAGCAACAACCACCGCTTCTTTCAATTTCTCTTTCTCAACCACTTTTGCTTCCACCAATTTCTCACTCACCTCGTGTGCTTGTTTGGTGGCTTGTCCAACCGCTTGTGTGTTCTGTTGAATCTTCTTCAACAACGCATCAATGTCACTAACTGGCTTGGGTTCAGTTGCCCAAGATTCTGTGAATAAGTATCCACCAAAAAAAGCGAGAGTAAAAATCAATAGTAAACGCATATCGTTAAAGTTTTTTCATTGAGTTAATAATCCGTAGTTCTGTGATGGCTGCAGACAATGCAGAATCTGCCGTCTTCAATGCCTTATATGCTTGTTTCTGCTCTGCTCGTAGTACTGCCATCTCTTTGCGACATTCGTCAATCTGTTGTTGATTGCCCGAACGCAAGTCCATATACAAATAACTAACAGCCAACAGCATACAAAAAGCCACGGCAGCAACTGGATTTTTACGGAATTGGTCAAAGCTAACAGGTAGCGCATTGGGTTTTATCTTTGGCGTTGTCATTTTAATTACATATAGGATTAATCCAAGTTTGTGTTGCTTCATCCCAAGTCCAAAGACATCCGTCATTAGGATACGGCACTGGCGGCTGCCATTGACAGTCCGCGTCTAGCGTCCAACTTGGGTATGGTTGTGGGCTTGAAAAATTGTCTTTGTCGGGATAATAAATAAACCCAACACCAGCAAAGTTTTTGCCTTGTGTATTATAGTAGGTTCGCACCCATTCACCGCCAAAGGTATCTATACACCATTGCACAGAATCGGCAACGATTACCTCTAAAACTATGTTATTTTCTATTTTAGCAACTTGCATATTATGTAGGATAAGAAATTATAACTATACCTGAACCACCGTTACCGCCGTTGGCTGCGTTTGCTATATAATTAGCACCACCACCGCCTCCAGTGTTTGCTGTGGCATTGGTTGCTGTAATTACTATATTATATTTTTCACCATTCCCGCCGCCACCTAATCCACCTGTGCCTATGGTGCCACCAGAAGTAGAACCACCGCCGCCTCCAGCATAATATGTGGAACTTCCACTAATTGAATAAGCCAGACCAACTCCTCCATCTCCTCCTTTTGTTGGCACTCCAACTCCAGCATTTACACCAACAGCACCAGCACCACCACCACCACCACCACTATCGTAAGAAGTGGTTGAATTACCACCTTTGTTTCCTTGGCTAGCTGTACCATTTGCACCTACTGTAGAAAATCCACCAGCACCGCCACCACTACCTCCAGTTTGAGGTTGTCCGCTATCAGTTCCACCACGACCACCACCTGTGGCCGTTATAGTATCAAATACAGAGTTATTTCCATTGGTATTTCCACCACTATTTGATGTTGGTTTTGCTCCACCACTTCCGACTGTAATAGTATACGCTTGTACTGAAATTAACTTAGAAGCGTTATAAATCAAACCACCAGCACCACCACCGCCACCAGAAAAAACACCACCACCACCACCACCAGCAACAACTAGGGTTTCAACGGTTGCTCCAGCAGGTGCTGTTAATACGGTAAAAGTTCCTGAACTTGTAAATGTGTGAATCGTTCTACCACCTGAATAGGTAATTGTTCCACCCGTTGCAGTTATCGGTACAACTCCGCTAATTGAACTTAAAACTCCGTGTGTTGAAAGTATCATATTACGATGCTATATCTCCAAATAAATACCACTCGTTAGTATCAATCTTAATCAAAGTTGCACCGCTATATTGAGCGTTCAATTTCAACTTTGCCCCGTTGCTTCGGATTGTAACCCCACTTGTGGCCACAACCGTAGTTTGTCCTGCTCCGTATTGTGCCAAAAGAATCTGTGTGCCTGTGCTGAACGCTACTGAACTATTTAAAGGGACAGTAAGATTGTTTGCACTTCCCACATTCATCTCAACCAATTTGTCCGCATCACTCAAAACCAAAGTATAGGAAGCGGTCTGTCTATTGGTTGTAATTAGTTTGTTTGTTTTGGCATCAAGTGCCGTTTGTGTTGCAGTTGAAACGGGTTTGTTTGCATCCGAAGTATTGTCAACATTGCCCAAACCTACCGCAGCCTTGTTAAGGGTTGCAAAGGTCTTATCACCACGATAGTAATCTGCTGAAGTTGTGGCGGTTATTGTTGGTTCAACTGCAACATTACCACTACCCAAAAGCGAAGTGCTGTTGATGGTCTTAATGTTTGTGCCTGATACCAAAGTATCTTGCTTACTGGCTGCCAATCCGCTGTACTGCGAGTTGGTTGCATTGTCACCTGTATTCGTTCCGCTTGTGTTTTCGACAACTACTAATTGTGCATCGGTTACATAACGCCTATTCGTTGAATCTGCGATGTCCGCTGTGGTTGCATCTGCTCCAGCAGTTACCAAACCTTTCGCATCGTATGTGATCTTCGTTTTTGTTGCTCCAGTAATGGCAGAATTCTCATCAACCTTGCCATCCAATGCAGTTTGCAGATCTGTTTGGTTTGACAAAGTGCCAGTAACTCCACCCCAAGCAACTGCCGAACTGATGGCAATGTTTCCGCTTCCAAGTACTGATGTTCCGTTTACCGTCTTGATATTCGTTCCGCTTACAAGTGTATCTTGTTTGGCGTTTAGTGCGGATTGAGTTGCACTTGAAACAGGCTTGTTTGCATCACTTGTGTTGTCTACATTGTTTAACGCCAATGCAGTTTTCAACGCTGATGGTGTGATTTTCTTTGTCTCCGCTGCCGATGTATCAACAATAGGAAACAAATCGGATGCGTTGTCTACCGTGACAATGGTCGCTAATTGGGATATCTTTTGATCTGCCATTATAATAAGATTTTATCACCACTTTCAAGAAGGCAGAAATCGCCATTTTCCAAAAGCAGATAGATGATTTGTGTGGGTTGTTCAATCTCGTAAATCTTTTCATTCAAAGTCACCTCGTAGTAATTGCGAGTAACATCAAATTCAACTTTCAAGATTCCACTTTCTACCAATTCGTTCGCCAATGCTGGAGACAAATTGGTTGATGATGTTTGTGCGTAAACTTGGT